AGGGTAGCTAATCCTGGCAGTTAGGTTGCGAAGCAATCACGGACTTCCATGAGTGCAGCGTCCCTTTAGAGTAGGGGTCCACCCTGATGTCAGAGAACCTGACTCGGGGGTACCCCGGTACCTCAGTTTCCGGAACATAAAGTTCCGGCGGTACACTTGTCGTTTGTCTGGTCGACAAACGAACAGCTCGCCATTCTTCAATGACGAGGCACTCGGCATCTAAGATGCTTTGTGCATTGAGCCCAGCCTTTTTCAAGGCTGTTCGTAAACGGCTCAATCTGCAATCGATCGCGGTTGATTGTGATTTCTCACTTCTCAACCGTTCACGCTCAAGCATTGCATCAATTATATACGGAGGTAGTCTATCATCTAGTGATAAACCGGCCGGATTCCAACCGTTGCCCAAAGGGCTCGGGAGGGACAGCACCCAATCGATTGTTTTACGATCTTTCGGGAAAGCTGCTGACAAACCTGGGTACCACCATGCACAGACGTCTAAGACGTTGTCCCTGGTGAACTTTGTCCACTTAGGTGTCCAAAAGGAACCATATGGAGTGTATGTCTTACCAGCAAATTGTCCGACCTCGCTAGAGGAGAACGTTTTTGCTTCCGATATTTTGATGTCCACCGTTGATAGCCATTTCTTGTACCTATTGGCTAAATGATCATCTAGGATGATTACATCGTCACCAAGTACGAAGAATTTCTGGTCCCATCTACCGTCGTTAAGGGTAAACAAGACCAGTCCGTGGGTCAACGTGAACAGAGGGAAGGAAGGGCCTAAGCCCAAAGGCTGACCCTTCTTCCAACGCAAGCGTCGCAGGTTTCGACCTGAGTCGAGATGCCATTGTCCGCGTTCCACGGTGTCTATCAATAAACCCACCAAATCCCTTGAATAAGGGTCCCGTGTGTTAATCACCAAATTAAGAACGGCTTTCTGATACTCCCAAGGGAAGTTATCAGTCGCTTTGGACATGTCCACTGTGTGGACACGTTTACCGCGCTGCATCTGACCTATGATTAGATCGTCAGCCTTTCTTTGGTGAAGAGTGCAGTCCCAAGGTATGCGTCTCAAGACCTTAAACAAACCATCTTTCAATGGTTCTAAGGCCCTCTGGATCACAATATTAGGGGCAGCGAAATACCTCGTCTTAAGTCCGGGCTCATGTGTGTAGTTTACTCTACCCACATGGTCCTTCCTCAGGTTGCCATAGGCAGCCTCAGCCTCGAAGACAACGGAGCTACCGTGCTTCTTAGCTTCTTCCAAGGTTTGAGCGATTTGCTCAGGTGTCCATCCGGATGCCGAAGCGGACTCAGCCCAAAGGCGAGCGGCGACATCTTGGTTCTCCTCACGGAGATAACCACCCAGAGCTTGGCGAATAGCTTCGCTATGGAGGATGTAAGGCATGGAACATCTCATACGACCGATGTCCGTGCCGAGTAACGCCACGTGGCTCTGCTTACCAGGTAGTACCTGGGTCAGTGGAGTCGCACGTTTACACTTCACACGTTGTGGTCTGTTAAGACCGGGTTGGTGGTTAAAGGCCTGTCCTTTAGAATGCCAAATAGCATGCAGCTTACGTAGTGTTTTGCTGCCTGGCGACCCTGAGTAACCTAACACCCGTGGGGGTTGGTTAACTTCAGTTACGATCGCAGTCCTTGTGACTGTATCAAGACTGGTCCTACTCCATACTGTGTATAAGTTCAGCAGGTTCAGAACAGAATGAAAGCCTTTATATGAGGCCAAAGCCACGCGATACAAGTGGCCGTAGGTCCCCCGAAGGTTTCCGGACGGCGTTGTAGCGACCCAATCTGGTTTATGTGTTAAACCTCCTTGGGCCCGGGATTGCATAATGCAATCTCTCAGCGCTTTCGTGCGCTCACAAGCCCATAAAGGGCCTGATGAGTCACTCCATGTACGGAACAATTCATAGAATTGAACTTTCAAGCTTTGTTCTAAAGGTATCGTCTCTAGACGAGCAACCATTTGCTTATGTGGTATCGCGACAAAATTGTCGTGTCTACCTAAGGGTTTCCAATTCATAGAATTGACTCCTTCTTAGTGTGGACGTCCACTAGGCATCTAGTGTTTCGCCGTATCGACAGATACGGTTGCCTAACAACACCTGCTAATGTTACTTAGCAATGTGCCGGGTTGAGCGTGACCTATAACACCATGGCTCCTGTTACCAAAGTGGTCCCGGAACTCTGTTCCAGGATATACCACGGTGATA